AACGTTATAGAAATAAACTTGTCTATGATGCTAACACTGGTGAAATTAGAGATGATAAGAAATTCATGTCAATGATGGAAGATTTTTGGCTTCCTAGACGTGAAGGTGGTAGAGGAACTGAGATCACTACACTTCCTGGTGGTCAAAACCTTGGAGAAATCTCTGATATCAACTACTTTCAGAAGAAATTGTATAGGTCACTGAATGTGCCTGAGACAAGACTTCAGGGAGATAGTGGATTTTCAATGGGTCGTTCTTCTGAAATCCTTAGAGATGAAGTCAAGTTCTCCAAGTTTGTTGGAAGAATGAGAAAGAGATTCTCTGAAATGTTCAGTGATATGTTGAAGACTCAACTTATCTTGAAGAATATTATTACTCCTGAAGATTGGGAGTATATGAATGATCATATTCAGTATGATTTCCTCTATGATAATCACTTTGCAGAACTGAAAGATGCAGAACTTCTAAGAGAAAGACTGACTCTGGCAGAACAAACACAACAATATGTTGGCAAATACTATTCTAATGATTATGTAAGAAGATCTATTCTTCGTCAAACTGATGAAGAGATCATTGAGCAAGACAAACTTATCGAGAAAGAGATTGAATCTGGAGCACTTCCAGATCCAGCAATGGCAGCTCTAGATCCTATGGCAGGTGGTGACCCAACTGTTGGTGGCAATTTACCTCCAGCAACTAGTGGTTCAGCTCCTCTTGATCCACCAACACCAGAAGCTCCTGAAACTCCCACTGGTGGGGAGATCTAAATAAAGAAAAATTACACCTATGGACATGGATGAACTTATGGATTTGCTGGTGAAGGATGAATCACCTTCAGCAGTAAGTGATGCAATTAAAGATCAGTTGTTCTCACGAACTGCTGAAAAGATTCAAGGGATTAGACCCAACGTTGCTGCATCAATTTTTGATGATGACGTTAATCTAGATTCTGAAGAAGCACCCGAAGTTGATGGTGACATCGACTTGGATGCGGAAATTCAATAAATAACATCATACACTAGGTATATCAATGGCCAGAACATTACTAGTCGGTGCAGAGATTGCATGTCCGACGACTGCAGGAGCCGCCACTAGTTTTACTGGAGCTAGTGTGGTTCGTTTGATTAATACTAACGCCGCTATTCAAAAAATAACCGTATTGGAAACACAAAGTGGAGTCGGAGTCGGTTCTATGACTATTGCTCCTAATGGTGTTGAATTTTTGGAGAAAAAACCAGCTCAAGTTGTATTTGCAGCTAGTGCGGACGTTTTAGGAACTCAAGTAGGTTACACAGCTTAAAACCATGAAACTAATTAGAGAAGAAATTGAACAGGTAGAAGTTATCGTTGAAGAACGCAACGGTAAGAAAAACATGTTCATCGAAGGAATCTTCCTACAGGGAGACCTCAAGAATAGAAATGGTCGTATGTATCCAATGGAAACTCTGAGAAGAGAAGTCCAAAGATACAGTGAGAACCACATTCATGCAGGTAGAGCTCTTGGAGAACTGGGACACCCAGATGGCCCAACAGTTAATCTGGATCGCGTCAGTCACAAAATTGTTTCTCTCAAAGAGAGCGGAAACAACTTTATCGGTAAGGCCAAAATCTTATCGACTCCGATGGGTAAGATTGCAGAGTCTCTCATTAGCGAAGGAGTTAAGTTGGGCGTTTCTTCTAGAGGAATCGGATCACTCAAACAAACAAGAGAAGGTGTAAATGTTGTTGGTGATGACTTTATGTTATCAACAGCAGCTGACATCGTTTCTGATCCTTCTGCACCTGATGCTTTCGTTGAAGGCATTATGGAAGGTAAGGATTGGGTTTGGGATGGTGGCATCTTGAGAGAATCTCAAGTAGCTAAGACCTACAAGTATATTAATACATTGGTCGATCAAAAACAACTTGATGAGAAAAAGTTGGATGTCTTCAACAGTTTCTTAAATAGTCTCTGATAATACAGAGATACTAAAATTATAAATAAATATAGATTAAATAAGGTTAATCGGAGTAAAGTTCAAATGTCTCGTGGAGATCTACAAGAAATGGAGCAATCCAAAACTGCTGTGAATGCGAACGCCAAGGCCGGTGATCCCATTCAGAAACTGGCCCCTGGAGCTGTAGCTGGTCAACCAGCTGTAGAAGATCTAGGTGGACCTACCCCTGAAAACTATAAATCTGATGACGATTCGGCAAAGCTTAAAGAGCCTAAGATCGCCACCGTTAAAGATGTAGTTAATAAAGGAGCCAAGGCCGCTGATCCTATGAAGGGAATGAAAGAAGAGGAAGAAGTTTCCTCTGAAGAAGTTCTGGAAGAGGAGCCCGTCGCAACAGAAGCTACTGTCGAAGAAGAGATTGACATCGAAGAAGATGTTAACGCTCTCCTCGGTGGTGAAGATTTGTCTGAAGAGTTTAGAGAGAAGGCCAAGATGGTCTTCGAATCAGCTCTCAACTCTAAAGTTTCTGAAATCCATGAGGCACTAGAAGCCCAGTATGAAATCAAACTGGAAGAAGCTAGAGAGGGCCTGAAAGAAGCCCTTACCGATAGAGTTGATTCGTATCTTGAGTACGTCGCTGAAGAGTGGATGACCGAGAACGAATTGGCCATCGAACATGGTCTCAAGACCGAAATGACCGAGTCCTTCCTTTCTGGAATGAAGGGACTCTTTGAAGAACATTATGTAACAATCCCTGAAGACAAATATGATGTACTTGAGAGTATGGTAGAAAAACTTGATGATATGGAAACCAAGCTCAATGAGCAAATTGACAAGAACATTGGTCTGAATCAGCGTTTGTCTGAATCAGTATCTGACAATATTCTTGATCAAGTTTCTGAAGGACTTGCAGTCACTCAGAAAGAAAAGCTCTCCTCACTTGCTGAAAGTGTTGAGTTTGAAAGTGAAGAAGAATATCGTGAAAAGCTGGAGACCCTGAAGGAGTCGTACTTCTCCAAGGCCCCAACTGCAAAATCGGAAGCCCCACAGACACTTTCTGAGGGTGTAGATACGACTGATGCTCCTGTAGCATCTAGTATGGAAGCCTATCTCAGAACTCTGAACGCTTTCAAAAAGTGAATTTTAGATTAATTCAAACAAAACACAAAATCAAAAGGTAAAAGCAAATGTTCCAATCCGAGCATCTGCAGGAAAAGTGGAGTCCCCTCCTCGATTATGAGGGTCTCGATCCTATTAAGGATTCACATCGTAGAAGTGTGACCGCTGTCCTGCTTGAGAACCAAGAAAAGTTCCTCAAAGAAGAGCAAGCATTTAGTCAGGGTATCAACCTGATGGAATCACCCACCAACTCAGCTAACGCTGCTGGTGCTTCAGGTGGTTTCTCTGGATCCGCAACCGCAGCCGGTCCTGTTGCTGGTTTCGATCCCGTTCTGATCTCTTTGATCAGACGCGCAATGCCTAACCTGGTCGCTTATGACCTGGCTGGCGTTCAACCTATGAATGGACCTACTGGACTCATCTTCGCGATGAGATCCCGTTATGAGAATCAGGCTGGAGCTGAGGCTCTATTCGACGAAGCTAACACTGTATTCTCTGGACAAAACAAGAACGGAGCCCTTAACGCTGGTTGGGAAGACCAGGCTGTTGGTCTGGGAACCGGAACACAGAGAGGAGACAATCCTGGTGTTCTTAACCCCGTTGGTGCTGCTTCTACTAACGTAGCTGCCTACACCACTGGTCCTGGTATGGCTACAGGCGACGCTGAGAACCTTGATGGTACCGGCAACGAAGCCTTCAACCAAATGGCTTTCTCGATCGAGAAAGTTACTGTTACCGCTAAGTCTAGAGCACTGAAGGCTGAGTACAGTCTGGAACTGGCTCAAGACCTTAAGGCTATCCACGGTCTTAACGCTGAAGCCGAACTGGCTAACATCCTTTCTACTGAAATCTTGGCCGAGATTAACCGTGAGGTTATCCGTACCATCTATATGACAGCAGAACAGGGTGCAGCTCAGAACGTTGCTACTCAGGGTGTATTTGACCTGGACATCGACTCCAATGGTCGTTGGTCTGTTGAGAAGTTCAAAGGACTTCTTTTCCAAATCGAGCGTGACGCTAACGCGATCGCACAAAGAACTCGTAGAGGGAAAGGCAACATGGTTCTGTGTTCCGCAGACGTTGCTTCCGCACTTACGATGGCTGGTATCCTGGATTACACTCCAGCACTCAACGCTAACTTGAACGTTGATGACACCGGTAACACATTCGCTGGTACGATTAACGGTAAGTTCCGTGTATACATCGACCCCTATTCGGCCAACCTGACTTCGGGTAATGGTCCTAATGGTAACCAGTATTACGTTGTTGGATATAAGGGTTCTTCCCCTTATGACGCTGGACTGTTCTATTGTCCTTACGTTCCCCTTCAAATGGTTCGTGCTGTTGGAGAGAACTCCTTCCAGCCTAAAATTGGCTTCAAGACCCGTTATGGTCTGGTTGCTAACCCATTCGCCGAAGGTTCAGCAGCTGATGGTCAGGGTCTTGGTAGACTCCGTGTTAACTCCAACCGTTACTACAGACGTGTTGCTGTTAAGAACCTCATGTGATATGAGTGGATGTTGTGGGGCTGGATGTCCCACTTGTCCTTTCAGACCCCCATCTCGGGGGTCTTTTTTTATGCCGTTTTATAAATAGGTCACTTACATCACTACTATGAAGAATAACCAATTAGGAAAGAAAATTGTAGTAGGTTTAGCCATATTTGTTGGAGTTGCTAATGTTGGTGCTATTATTGGACATAACTTAAGAACACCAATACAACCAGCACAAATTAATTATCCACCAGTTGGAGATTACTCATCATACACTGTAACTGTAAATCCTGATGGAAGTTATAGTGTAGATTATAAAGGTCATGACCCTACAGTATTGGATAATGACTCATATGTAGACACATCTAATGGTTTGTTTGGTATTGGTGGCAGAACAACAAAAACTAAAAGTAATCAATATGTTCCTGGAACTCCTAGTGAAGGAGTGAATGTGTCGGGAAAGTCCGATGCGAGGTCCGAAGAGTGTATCAAGGCGGAAGGTGGAGGAGAGTCAAACGGTGCACTGGTGGGAGCTAGTTTAGGCACAGCTGCTACACCATTCTTAGTTGGTATTCCTTATGTCGGATGGCTCGCATCAGGTTGGGCTGTTATGTTGGGTCAAGATATGGGTTCATCAATAGGTGGTTCAGTAGCATCTTCAATCAAAGGTTGTTGATAAATAGTTAATAATAAAATTTGTGATACCATTTAGAGGAGTAATATGGCATTCCACATCTCAAGAAAATCACCAGTTGATAGTTCAAAAACTGTTTACTATGTCAGAAAGTCTGGTGGAAACCAACACTGGTCTGATGATTATAGTGAAAGAAAAACCTGGTCAACAAACACATCACCTACTAGCTTGATGAATAATCCTGATGGTAAGAATGGTGGTTGGACTGGCGCATCTATTGTAGAAGAATGAGTCAGTCAAGAGTCTCAGATGCAAGTTTTGATAGACAGATAGAGAATAGAAACTTTCTGGCACCAACAGGATTTCAGTTCTCTGTCGTCAGGGCACCTAAAGTATCCTTTTTTGGATATCAAGTTAACGTGCCTAGTTTGGATCTGGGTGTTGCGATACAACCAACTTATCTGACGGATATTCCTCGCGCAGGTGAGAAAATTGACTTTGGTGATCTCACACTCACATTTTTAGTTGATGAAGATCTTACAAACTACCTTGAGATTCAAAACTGGATGAGAGGTCTTGGTTTTCCAGAATCTCTTCAAGAGATATACAGTTGGCAAAATGATAAAGCACCATCACGTTATCCATCAAACTATAAGAATGAAAATGGACTGAATCTTTATTCAGATGGAACACTCTCTATCTACAACTCAGCTGATAACCCAAACTTTAAAGTTAAATTTGAAAATATATTCCCATACTCACTAT